ACTGCCTCCCGAACTTCGCTCAATGCCTGTTTAAAATCAGAGATTGCGCTCGTATTTGTGAAACCTTGCCAAAATTCCTTTATTTTAGCAGTAGCTGAACCCACGAATGATGTTATTTTTCCGATAACTGCTTCAAAGTCAATCTTGCTTAAAAAGCCTTCTAGATTTGTTGCTAACTTATTGAAATCAACCTTATCAATCTGATTCATAATCGCTTCTAAAGCCTTGATTCCTGCTTTAGATAATGTGTCAAAAGCGGGCTTTAGTTTGTTTGATAGTGACTCTTTCAAACCGTCCATCGCTTGGTCAATCGTCTTGTATTGAGTAGCCATATCTTGCATGGATGCCCCTGCACGTTTAAACGCTTCAGCGAAATCATCCGTTTTAACTTCTCCAGCTTGAATTTTGAGAATCAAATCATTTAGCGACATTCCCATTTCTTTAGCAACTGCGCTCATACCTGCTGGAGCTTGTTCCATCATTATACGGAAGTCCTGCCAAGTAAGTTTCGGCTTAGCTAGAGCTTGAACCATTTGTTGAGATAGGGATTTCATCGCTTGTTTAGGATTTTCAGCGGACGCCGCTAGACCACCCATTGCCTGAACTAGTTCGTTGCTATCGTTTCGACCAATCGCCGCCATTTGTGAGAATGTGCTAGCCATGTCTGATGCTGAGTAGATAGTTTTCGTTGCATAGTCCTGCATAGCCTCTTTAGCTTGGTTAATCTGGTCTTTCCCCCAACCTAACTTACTGAGGTTTCCATCGAACGTATCCCATGCTTTTTTCGAGCTGTTCAACTCTCCGACCATTTCGCTCATTGTACTTTTGATACTTCCAAAAGCGGATGTAATCGCTGACCCAACAAGATTAGCTCCAAGCATCGATTTAAACATCGAACTGCTCTTATTTGAAATATTATCAAAAGCGGTTGACGACTTTTGAAGCCCGTTGATTGCTTTCTGTAACCCGTTCAAAGTAGAACTCATTCCCTTATCGACTGCGGTTAATACCGCCTCGACTGAATAAGTTTCTGCCATTATATACCTCCTTTCATTACGTGTTTGCTCTCAGTATAAGTTCTTTCTCTTTGTCTGAGAGCTGATACTTTTGTTTAGTATCTTTTTTCTTGTAAAAATCACTGTATTTTCGATACAAAGGAGTTTTACCGTCCGATTTTGTAGCTTCTACCTGTCTAGTTAACCAAGCAGACCGATGTAAGAGTTCGTCTTCATCTTGCTTTCTCAACAATACCCCAGTCATCAGCAAGTCATACTCGTACATTGTCATGCGACCTATCTCGTTCATGTCAGTAATGTTTAAAAATCGGACACAATTAATAATGATTTCCTCGAACGTCTCAAGAGATGATTTCTCAATTATTTCTTCTTGAGACCTTGGTTCATCTCCTGTAGCAAAGACTTGCCTGCGTTTGACTCGCTTAATTCTTGAAGTACATCATCGAATAATTGTTCTAAATCTTCGCATTCTTCAACGTATGTTTCAACATCAGTCAAAGAAGGGCGAGGGCTTTCTGTAACTGTTCCATAGTAGATAATATCAGCCAATGAAGCGATATTCTTAGCGTATAATTCAGGGATTTTAGCAGATAGTGCCATTCCAAATTTCAAACCTTGTTGCTCGATTGGATAAGCTTTATCAAGCGCACGAACGAATTTCACTCCGAATTTAATGTTGTAAGTTTTATCATTGATTTTTAATTGCATTGTTATTTCTCCTTTTTCTAAAAAATACAATAAAAAAGAGAGGCGTTAACCTCTCTTAATTTCTAACCACCGATTCCAGGTACTCCCGCTACTGGACTTGCTGGACTAGCTGTTCCTTTTGTTGTATCCGCGAATTCATATTGAACTACTTCTGCTTGACTAGTGTTAAGTGTTGCGTAACCCTTCACACCAGTTCCGTTAACTGCGAATTCAAGTTCTAATTCGATTAAGTCTTCAGCGTTTTTAGTTTTCTTGAATGATGTCAAGTAACCTTGATAATAAACAGCCTCGAATTTGTCACCTTGTTTTTTAGCGTTTTTCTCGATTTCCCAAACTTCAACGAGTCCGCCTTTGTCCATAGCTGTTTCTAGCTTAGCGACAAGCTCATCGTCTTCCGCCATGATTGTAGTAGCAGTGATTGAAACCTCAATACCGCCTACAGATTGTAAAACTCCGTCTTTAGTTTTAACCGAGTTTGTATCACGGCTCTTCTCTGTTGAGTGTTCAGTTTGGAATGCTAATTTAGCACCGTCTGCTTTGCTTGCTTCGCTTAATAAGCGAAATAATAAAATACTATCAATACCTTTTTTTGCAATTGGCATATTTTAACCTCTTTCCTTATAAAATTGTAAATACTAAGCGAACACGACCACGTTTTAGCTGTTCGATTGTCGTGTTATCATCGAAAATCGATATTGTAGATTGTGAAACATTCAAGGCTACATAATAGCCGTCCGCCTCAACAATCTTCATCGATTCTGCTAGGATACTCGAACACATATCCGATACTTGTTTACGTTTTTTACGGGTACTCCACACCGATAAGACCAGCTCGACAGTTCCTTTTACGTCCGTTTTGTTTGGAACGAGTATTGACGTCGTATCTTCAAACTCCACAAACGGATAAGGAACATCGTCGTCTGGTTTGTAATCGTATGTTTTATAACCCAAAAAAAGACAACGTTTAAATACGCTGTCAAAAACTGCTTGCTCTCTTGATTTCATTTAACCAACCTCTCCAAATCGTCTTTAAATAGTTTCTTCTGTTCGTCAAAAGCTGGCTTGATAAACGGTTGTGCGCTCATTTTGCGAGTACCTAACTCAACATAAGCAGCGTAACTAGTGCCTGGTGCAACTTTATATCTAAATCTATCTATCTTGCTACTGTTAACAGAGATAGAACGCTTAGTCGCCCCTGTCGGTTTGACAAAATGTTTATTTTTGCCTCGACCCTCATAGTGCCCTCTGAACTTGGAAGCGTTGTTTACTGCTTTTTTCTGCATTTCAGTACCGTGTTTCTCAACGATGCGCTCAACCTCTTCCATTTTAGCGACTCTTTGAAGTTTAGTTTGAAGCTTTTCAAGGCCTTTTAATTCAAATTGTAAGCTACCCAACTGAATTATCCTTTTCTAAATAGAAAACTCTTCCAGACTGTTTGTCCGCTCTGCTTTTATAGCGTTCTTTTCGATAAATGAGATAAGTAAATGATACTTTAGGCGTGTTTTGGAAATAAACCACTTTTGAACCTCGTTTATACTCTCCGAAAACTGCGACTTGTTTATCAACGCCCAAGTCCATAACGTGGACTGGGACAATCAATCTTTCGCCTTCATTAGAAGTATATTCGCCCGTTTCTGGATTGTACTCTTCTTGTTGATTAGTGATAATTTCCACTCTTTCGTTATATCTCATAGCATCTTAAACCCCGCATTGAACGTTTTTGAACATACTCGCTTAATCACACTATCGTATTCTTTGAAATCATCGGAATCAAACCTCATAGAGGTGCCTTCGAGGGATTGACTACTCATTCCCTCAGCACCAATTCTGTTAAACCGTTTAATAATGACCTCGGTAATAATATACTCAAGGCCTTCTGGGACATCATCCACGCCTGCGTAAGCTAAAAAATTAGCGGTTGTCAACGTCGCTATTGTTGTTAGTAACTTATCTTGGAGATTGTCTTCAATCCCTAGCAATATTTTTGCTTGAGTGATATTTTCCATGCTATCCCTCCAATACTGCGACAAGTTCCTCTTTGCTTAATGTTGAATAACCTTCGATATTACGTTCTTTTGCGATATCTCTTAACTCTTTAACTGTTAAGTCGTTATAATTAACAACTTCCGTTTCATTAACAACTTCCGTTTCAACAGGCTTTTGTGGGTAATGTCGTCTTAACAACATTCCCATTAAGCACCTCCGAATTTTACAACTTTTGTAGGGTCGTATAAGTACGCACCGTAGTGTTCATCACCAGTGATAACAGTTGTTTTCTTAAGGATATCA